GCTTTACAACTACATAAAGCATTCCATCAACAAGATCTGCTGAATTTACATACATATACTCTCCAAGAGCAAATGTTCTTGTAAACTTTCTTCCAGCAATTCCTTTGTGAAGATACTCTTCGACATCTTCTGGACGCTCACCCTTAATTGTAAGTGTGCTATCGTGCTCAGTAATATCAAGAGATTCCTTGTTGTAACCCGCCACTGCAAGCTCTACAACATAAGTATCTTCATCAATCTTTCTAACATTATATGGTGGGAATCCAGACTGTTGGTGTGGCGTTCCTGCAATTCGATCAAACATCTTATCAAAACCGATAAAGAATGGATCTGCTAACCATGTAGGCCCTAGGCCATTTTGTGTTGAACTAATGTAACTCATTTTATTTCTCCTTTAAGCAAATAAATTAATATACGGGTCCCGTTAGGCAACCCGTATATTATTATAGCAAATAAATTTGCCTGTGTCTACTAAATTTTATCAGCAGGCAAAGCTCCCTTTGGAGCCTTCTTAGCTGGAGCTGCTTTCTTTGCAGGTGCTGCAGTCGCTGCCTTCTTAGCTGGAGCAGCTGCTTTAGCGGGTGCGACCAAATCCTACAATGAATACTGGCTGGCTCTTGCGAAGCTTTGAACCATTCTTCTTTTTGTATGCACGATTCTTAAGACATGCCTGTCCGCCATTTCGCTGATCTCCCTTTTTATCGGGGCTAGTATTTCCTTCTGCAACATCAACTGTTCCATCTGCATTAACTGCAACAACAATTCCTACGTGAGAAATTCTATCGACGCCATCATTTGGGAAATCAAAATAACAGATATCTCCAACTGCTGGGGCTGCTGTCTCTACTGGCTGCCATGTTCCAGCCTTCATAAACGCCTGTGCTCCTGCTGGCGTATAAACAGTATTTGGGAGTTTAACTCCAGCTTCGTTTCCGCACCAGTTGACATAGCTTCCACACCAAGGTTGGAAGTTAGCCTTTGTAAATGCTCCATACTTTGTTTCGTTATCTTTTGGACCTTCGATATATCCAATTTCTCCTAGTGCTACTTCCACTAGTCTTGCTGCTGATCCTTGTACCGCTGCCATTTTATTCTCCTATTAGTTATTAACGATTGACTTAAGAGATGCTGTAAATTTCCATCTCCATTTTTCGTGTGCAGTTATTCTTTCTGCAAAAAAGTTTGCCACGCCTTGTTCATTAGCAAGCTCTGCTACTTCAAATGCTCTTTTTAAATCTAATATAAGTTGCTCATTAGAAACAAGAAGCGACTGTAGCATTTGAACTGGGTTTACCGCATCTGCTCCCAAATCGTATCTTATATTTGATTCTGAAAAAATTGATTGTACATCAAAAACTGCCTTTTCGCCGAATGAACGAATCCATTCAGCAAATTCATCTACTGCACTAAACGCATCCTCATAGACATCACTAAACATTGAGTGGAACTGCTCAAAAAGAATTCCCTCTACATTCCAGTGGTATCCATGTGCCTTTGTGTAATAAATAAATGTACCTGACTGTAATAGTCTTAGTTGTTGTATTAATGCTTCCATATTCTTATTATACCATTTCTATTTTGTGCCCCCAGTAGGTATCGATCCTACGACCCATCGATTAAAAGTCGATTGCTCTACCATCTGAGCTATAGGGGCTTGGAGCGGATGATGAGAATCGAACTCACCCCTTCTGCTTGGAAGGCAGAGGCACTACCAATATGCAACATCCGCATCGTGCCCCCGATAGGATTCGAACCTATGACCTAAACATTAGAAGTGTTCCGCTCTTCCTCTGAGCTACGAAGGCTTACATGCATATAATAACATTAAGCTACAGTTTTGGCAATAGCTATCTGCATATCTTTGTACTATATGAATCTTCCCATAATTTTATATCATTTTCGTCATTTAGTAAAGGCTGCCCTTTAATATTTAGACTTGTATTTAATAATACTGGAACTCCAGTTATGTCATTCCATCGTGAGAGAACGCTGTATAGACCTGGGTGCTGTTCCTTATTTACTGTTTGAACTCTTGAAGTCCCATCCTTATGAACAACAGAGGGTATAAGTTCTGGCCTTAAGCATTTAAATGTGTACTGCATATATGGACTTGTAGAGTTATCTGGCATATCGAACCACTCATGAGCAAACTCCTCCATTACAACTGGTGCAAATGGCCTAAAAAGCTCTCTTTGTTTAATTAAATTTACTTTGTCTTTTATATCTGGATCTCTTGGATCAGCTAGGATTGATCTATTACCCAAGGCTCTTGGTCCAAACTCTGCTTTGCCTGATGCAACTGGTGCAACCTTGTCGTTAATCAATGCATTGATTATCTCATCTTCTGGATAAACGTTACTTAAATCATATCCTAGGTAAGGACCGTCCCAATCTAAATGCTTTCCATAAACAGCTGCTGCTGCACCTATTGAGCTTCCAGCATCACCTGGGTTTGGCATTATCCAAACATCATTGAATATGTCCCATAGGGCAGTATTTGCCGATGAGTTTAAAGCGCATCCACCCATAAACACTAAATTATCTTTGCCTGTTTTGGCTCTTGCAAATCTCATAAACTCAATTAATCTTTGCCTATAAACCATTTGAACTGAGGCAGCTATATCAAATTTATCCTGCTCTGATTCAATCGATCCCCAGTCAGATATGCCCTTATGAAAATTATATGATTGATTATTTATTGAAGGAAAATACTTATTTACTTTTTCATAGTGCTTTTTGTAGTCTCCGTAGGCCGCCATTCCCATCATAATATATTCTTCTTGGTTTGGCATTAAGCCCAAAAGCTGCGTAAAAGCAGAATAGAATAAACCAAAGCTGACTGGATAGTTTTGAGAATAAACCTTCTTTAATTTACTATCTTCTCCAACCCATATGGTAGATGTATTAAACTCACCAATAGCGTCTAGTACAACTATACATGCATCATTAAATTTACTCGTATAGTAGCCTGCTGCTGCATGAGATTTATGGTGACTAACGTTAACTCTTTTTGCGCTTGGGAATACTTTTTTATCAATGTATCTTTGGCTATCATTGATCCCGCCATGTACCTTAAGTCTTATTTTTTTTAATACTGGGCTTTCATAGTATGCAATAATATCAGGAGTGAAGCCAGATGAAAGAATTGCATCGTCTATTATATTTTTATTTAGGACGGGATCATTTTTAAGCTTGCTATATCTTTCAGCATGGCCTGCGTACAATATTTTTCCATTTGAAATAATACAAAATGATGCATCATGAAAACCTTCGCTTACTCCAGCTATAACTCTAGGCTTAGACATTTAAATCTTTTTTAATAAAGTCATAAAATTCTTCTGAAATATGTATATTCCTGTGGAATCCAGCATGCGTCTGATCTATTCCATGAAACGTATCCGATGCAGAATGAAAAAAGAAATCGTCTTGGTATTCATTGTGACAGGTAACAGATAGCTCATGATTTTTATATTCCTTCAAGACACCATTTTCAATTTGTCTACTCCATTTAGAAAATGATAGCTCGCAAAAATTCTTATAAACATTCAAATCAATTGCTTGAACAAATCTATAAACATCTTTATAGAAATCTTCCCACACAGACCATACTAATTTTATCCCGTGTGATTCACAGTACTGCTCAAGCATACGTATCATCATGTGTGTATAATAAAATGGCACCTCTGGGGTTAAAATTTCACACGGATCAAATGGAGCCTTAGCGTATTTACTATCATTAACTCTAACCTCAATTTTTGCTATAGGGTCATAGTTATCTTTGCTCATATTTTTAGGGAAAAGACGATCTGGCTTTATGGGAATTTCTATTCTAAGTGTAGGAAATAAGCAAACTATTACTTTAGGGTGTCCATGAATTGAAAAATAGTCAAAAGCTTTTCTTATCTGACCCATAGCCGAATCCCCAGGACTAGCTAAATTTACTAAAGACATTCCCATTTTTTCTGCAAGTAAGCTTGGCCAAACCTTTTCTTCTGGCAAGCCAACTCCAAATGTAAACGAGCAACCAAGGGTCATTAGGTCGGAAACTCCATCAATATCTTCACCACGGTAACCGTTTGAGTTTATTTTATACGATACATTTTTATGCTCTAAGTAATCGCCATCAATCTCGTACTCATGACCTCTGTTTGGTAAAACTAATTTAAAGTTATTATTTTTTTTGATATCAAATCTAGAGTTCATACCGCATTCCTTGACTTTAGCTCTTCATAAAACTCTTCTGCAATATGAATATTTCTATGTATTCCCCAGTGTCCAAGCCCGTTGTTTATGTCTGCTGCACGATGAAACAAAATGTTATCTTTATGCTCTAAATGACATTTAATAGCACCTGTAGGATCGTTATGAAATTCACAATTTTTATCTCCCACAAAACAATTGCATATCTTTAATAAATCTTGGTGTGTCTCAAAATCAAACTGCCATTCATTTGATTTCAAGTAAAGATAATTTTTATAAAAATCAGGATTGATATTCTTATAATGATTATATATATCCTCATAATTTTCCCAAATGCTCCACAAAAGAATTATTTTGTTTGTTTTGCAGTATTGCTCAAGCATGGATATAAATGTATGCCCATAAAACATGGCAACCTCTGGGGATAAAACTTCTTCTGCATCAAATGGACGCTTTGCATATTTACTAATAGGCCCTGGCTTTAAATTACAATTTTGAATAAGCGTTTCATTCTCTATTGGCCTATTGATATATCTTCTTCCTAAATTGTTTCCCATAAATGTAGGTATTGGCATTCTATATAAAGGAAACAGCCCTACAATTACTTTAGGGTGTCCGTAAGTTTTAAAGTAATGAAATGCTTTTGTAACCTGCCCAACCATTGAGTCTCCACCAAGACTTAGGTTAACGTGCTTTGCGTTCATTTTGTTTGCAAGCAAGTTAGCCCACATAAAGTCTTCAGTCATTCCGTCGCCCATTGTATATGAGCAGCCAAGTATCATTAGATCTTCATCTCCAACAAATTCTGGTGATCTGTATCCTAGGCTGTTGTAGTTATATTCTATTGGGATAATATCGTCTTGTATTCTTGTAGAGACCTTAAACTCATTAAAAAATATAAGCTCGCTTTTGTAGGCATCTACATTAAAGACATACTTTTCATTTTTCATATTAATATATGAATCCTGATTTTTTGTGATCTTTTTTTAATTTAAGCTTAATTAAAATTAAATTTATTATTTTATATACATAAAATTTTAATGCAATCATTAGCTTCTCCCTTAATACAAATACATTATATCATAAAGCTATTCGTCATCCAAAGGGTATAAGCCTAGCTCTTCTACTATTGCCCTACCATCGTCGCTTAGCTCAACAAATGCCTCTAAATTTTCATTATATGAAACATTAATTAAATTTTTTTCTAAAAGCTCAATAAGTACATTGTCAACGTATTCTGTATGAGCTTTCCATAAAAGAGGAGCCATGTCTTTTGCTTTTTCTGAAACAGAAAAAATAAATTCTCCATCCTTATTTACGCCTTCAATGTTTACTGCACCCATGGCAATATAATCATCTAAAGATTTAGGGTCTTGCATTTTTTCTCCTTTTAATTGTAGAGCGGGTCGGACTCGAACCGACGATTACCAAATTATGAGTTTGGGGCTTTAACCAACTAAGCTACCGCTCCCCGATATTACGGCCAAAGATCTGGCGTACTTGCAACTGAGCTATCTATATATTTTTCTATAAGTATCATCGCTGTATATCTATCTCCGCCTTCAACTGACTTCACCCTATGCCATAAGTTATATGGAAACACGACTACTTCTCCAGCCACTGGCTTATACGATAAGCCAAGCTTGTCAAAATAAAGTTCTCCGCCTTCAAAATCATCATTTAGATAGTACATCGCAACATATCCTGCTAAAACATTAGTTTCTTCGTCAAGATTAACATCTTGATGAGACATAAATGCTTCATACTTTTGAATATTTGCAATAACAAAATTTGGTCTTGGAGAAAATCCTGATTCGCCCAATGTATTCAAAAACTCACGATAAACTGTTTTAAACAATATCTCTAAATTTTCATGCAGTACAACGGCTAGCCCATCATGATTTGCTTTTCTTTCTAGCAAATACATTGTGCCTCTTCTTTCAGAAACAAACCACTTGTACCGATCCATGCTTCCGACATCTTTAACTAAACTAAAGATAGAGTCGACTCCATTGATGCCATTAAAGGCAGCAATTTTATTATCTTCGTCTAGCCATCGCATTTGCATAAGTAAATTATATATTTATTGCGTAGGTTTGTCAATAGAGGATTCTACTAATTGTTGAACGTATTCAGAAAAATGCTTTCTTACTCCACCTGCTGGCCTAGATCCTAAAATGTTCCACAGTCTTTGATATTCCATCACGTTGGCAAATGTTGTTGGGCAAACTGTAACACCATTAAACTCTCTCATAACAGTTGGGAGAGGTACGTGCTTACCGCAGCATTTACACTCTTTTGCTTTTTCTTGATACTGACTCATATTATCATCATGCTTTCTATTGATTCCTTAAGATGCTCTGGCATCTTTGGCGCTCTAATCATATTTTGGATATACTCCTCTGGCTCCTTGCCATCATCGCCAAGATCGTTATCTACTATCATTGACTCATATGTATGAACACGTATTTCATTGTCTACATTGGCCCGTGTTCTGCTAATTGCATTAAATACTGATCCGCATACAGCATCCGCCAAGTCCTTTGACCCCTTTCTAGGGTGGTCAACTTTGTCTCTCATAATTTTTAGCTGAAGCAATTCATCAATAAGAAGTTTTATATGAGGCCCATTTAATCTTTCCTCAAGGATAACCATTGCCATGTCGTCATAATGTTTTTTTGCAACTGAAAGAATCTCTGTTTTAATACCGTACGACATAAGCTGCTGCATCATATCATGAGAGTTCCATCTGTCAAAGGTACAAACTCCAATATTAAATCCCCTTGTCTTAAGAGAAAGGATGTAGTCTTTGACCTCAGTAAAGTCAACAGACTTATCTGGTGTTGGGGTCCAGTACCTGACAGCATCAACGCTTACAATTGGAGCTGGCTGAGTGTATTCATTTGTCACTCTAACATTAACCCATCTTTCTACATGTGCTAAAGATACCGCACAATGGTCATGTTTTTGTGCAAGGTCAACGTGAATAAAATATTTCTTATCTGGATCTGGCTTAAACCATTCTTCAAGTCTGCCAAATTGATCAACGGCAATTGCTGTATTCTTAAAGGCGCTCTCAACTTTTTCTCTAGATTTAAAGAAAGCATCAATCATCTCTGGTGGCATACATGCAAAGCGACCCAAGGCATCTGGCATATTCTTGTAAAAGTCTACCTTAAAGTCTTCTAGGCTTTTTGTTGGATTGACTTCCCATGTAGGTCTTTTAAGAGCAAATGTTTTAGGATAAAGATAAGACTTAATATGATCTTCTTCCCACTCTACGGTGACTTCATTTCCATCTGTTCCGTCTGGAAGATCGTTATCCATTTTTAAAGTCTGGCTACGAAGAATAGTTTCTTTTTCTCCAATTACTGACTCATAGAATTTTTGAATTGGATCATTCTTAAAGCGAGGAAATGAAAGTAGAATGACCTTACCAAAGTCTGGGAAACGAGACATTACCGATGCACGATACATGTCATATATTGCATCAGCTGTTTTGGCTTGATCGTGCCCTGTTGTATTCTCTACAGCAAAGCCTGAAATTTCATCAAGGATAACTACGATAACGTTGTAACCCTCCCAAGCTTCACGCTCTGAGTGTCCTGAGTGAACTGTTACAGCTTTATCAAACTTCATTTCAGAAGCTTTCATATCATATTTACCAGCAAACCATGGCGATCTTTCAATACGTGTCTTAAAGCCCTTAAAGAAAACGTTATTTGCTTGTTGTGCGTTAATAGCAATATTGAGGATATCGATAGAGTCTCCTGGTGGCTTTCCATAATAACTTGCAGGATCTTTTAGGCATAGCAATAAATAAACAATATAGGCAGTAGAAATTGTAGAAGAATAATCTTTTCCTGAGCCTTTACCTAGCTGTGCAATTACTTCATTACATGTTTGCTTAAACATGCGCTTTCCTTCTTCTTCTCCAAAAAGTTTGATGAGTGTGGCTTCTTTATAAATCTGAGAAGACTTCTCAATTAATGTATATTGGTGCTCAGATAAAGGTGGCAGCCCTAGATAATCTGGGCTCGTTACAAATGTCCTTAGATCTACTGGACGTTCTTCAAATTCTTCTCCGTCCAGGATATCGATGAGGTCGTCAAAACTAAAGTCCACTTGCATCTTCCTCGATCACAACAGACTCAACGATTCCAGTTATTTGGGAAAGCCTTTTTGCAACCTCAAGCTTGCACTTAGGACACGTAGAAGTAACTTCTTTTAATATCTTTACAAGAACTTCTTGCTTTCGCTCTGTTTCTGCAAGCTGTGTGGCAAGCTCATTGTTTTCTAGAACACCGACAGACTGTAGCATTGCAATTCTTTTTGTCTCAATGTCTGCAATTAGCTTTAATGCGCCAGACTTTATTCCTAGCTGGCCCGTCTGGTCCGCATCCTCTACAGTTTTCCATGCCTCTTTGATTAACATAGCATAATGCTGGTCTGCTCCAGATATAGCCTCTTTAGCACGATCACGAATAGCATTATCATTGTGGACAATATTTTTCCACTCGCCTATTAGCTCAACTACCTCATTGCGTTTAAACCCAGTAAGAGTAGCAATTTGAGTAGCAGAATTTCCCTGCAGTAATTTTTCAACTACAGTATTCATTCTGTCCATATGCTGGGGAAGATCTATTTCCATTGTCATATTACAAGTATACCATATTTTAGTTGACTAAGATCTATTAGCAATTTTAAGAAGAATTAAATACCCAATTAGATCATCAATATCATTATCGCCAGCAAAGCCCTGTGCATTATTAATTCTATTTAGCTTGTCATCAATACGCACCTTAAGCTGTTCAACTGAATCAGATGATGCAAATAGTCGCATTGGATTTAATGCTGAGTCTCCATATGAAATATTTTTCTTAATAAGCATCTCTGATATCTCTAGACATTCTTTGAGAATTTTACTTCCTGATGGTGCGTCTGTTGCTATTAGCTGTAGATCTGTAATCCACATCTGGTAGCCTTTTTCTTTTTCTGGATATCCCGCCATTATATTAATTTCTCCGTCCATGTTTTAGGTGTACTATCTGTAATAAATTCAATTGGCAAGTGATAATTAAAATCTCTCACTCCCTTAATTTTAATATATTCTATCAGTTCTGACAAGCCTTCCTCCAAAGAAACTTTTGTCTTGTAGTCCAGAATATCTCTAGCTTTATTTGCAGAGCAATTAGCATGAAAAACTTCTTGTGGTCTTCCAGGCATATATATAGGGTCTAGTTTAAAATCTAACAGCTTAGCCACAACTACTGCAAGTTCATTTATAGTAATAAACTCCTCATCTGGGCCAATATTTATAGTCATTCCATTAGCAACATCTGTTTCACAAGCAATCATTAATGGATCAATTACATCCTGCATAAACGAAAAGCATCTTTTTTGCTCTCCGTTACCATATATAATTGGCTGCTGCCCCTTTAACATTCTATTAATCATAATCGATGCCACATTTCTAAATGGGTCGTCATACTTTTGTCTTGGGCCAATGATATTATGCGGCACAAGAATGACATACTCCATTCCATGTGTTTCACAAAGATTTTTTATTATCATCTCTGCTGCATACTTAGCAATACCATATGGGTCTTGTGGCTTAGGAGTCATAGACTCAACAAATGGGACAACATCTTGAGAACCATATCTTGCCATGCTGGACATATGAACAAACTTTTTAACTCCTGCACGAATAGATGCACTTACTGCAACTGTTGTAATGTGTGAAGTATTCTTTGTTACCAATGCTGGTGAAAATACAGAAAGCCCTTCATAAGCTGTACATGCCGTATGAACAACTAAATCCATACCAACAAATAAATCTTTTACTGAATCAAATTCTCCAAGATCGACATTATGCCAGATAACGCCTTCGGGGATATTGTCTTCATATCCTCCAAGAAGGTTATCGATGCCGTGAACCTCGTAGCCTTTTGCTAAAAAAGAATCTGCTAGATGGCTTCCCATAAATCCAGCAACGCCAGTAATTAAAACTTTCACTTTATCCTCTTTGCTAAAAATACGATATTATCGTCCCAACCAGATTTACACTCATTCATCATGTCCAACAGTAACGTTTTATACTCTGGGCCAACATTTTTTTGAAACTCTAACCAATCTTCTTTCATGCTGAAATGTATGTCTTCTATTACAATCCATCCGTTAACTGATAGCCATGGAAGAAGGGCAGAGAATGTGTCCATGCTGTGCTTTAGTTGATGAGAGCCATCATCTACGATTAAATCTACTTCCTTGATTCCAGCTTCTACTTTTACTGAATCAAATGTAGCTGGATCACCTTGATCTGCCCAGAAGGAGTGTACTCTGTCTTCTTGTATTAGATGACTAATGTTTAGATCTACACCAAATACTTCTGACGATGGGAATATCTCTTTCCATGCTCTAAGAGAAGACCCACCAGCTATTCCGACTTCAAAGATATTTTTTACTGAATCCAGGTCATTAAAGAGTGCTGAATAGACTTTGTGATAATTATGTCCAGTTGATTTATCTGATCCATGCTTTTCCATTACCTCTGCAAAAAAATCAACAGAGCTTTCTTTTGGAATCCCTGTGTATGAATACAATGAATTTAAAGCCATTCGTTTTCTCTTCTCCTTGTTAAATCCCAGCCTTTTACAGTGTAGTTGCCTGTGGCTTTTTTATTTCTATAATAATCTCCATTACGACTAGACGTAATGCTATTCCTTTGTGCAAATTTAGGATCGCTCTTAATTGTTTGAGAGCTGCCATTGTCATCAACCTGAATTCCTGGACACAATATTTTTTCACTAAATCCCGCAAGGACCATTCTATCATCAAAATCGTTATCTTCATAGTATGATGGGTAAATGTATTCATCAAAAAGACCTATTTTTTTAACGATGCTTTCTCCTAAAGAAAAGCAGCTGTAGTGTGCATTACTTTTAATAAAATAGTCTGACCCGCTGAATTCTTCAAACTTTTTTAGTTCATTTGGTCTAAACGATGTGTCTGCTGAACCAAATACCCAGTATGGGGAATGGGGATAACATTTTATTCCTAAATTCCATGACCCAGATATGCCTTGGTTAGATGGCATATTTAAGACACGTATATTTAATCTATTGTTTTTAGGTTGCCAATTTGACCCAGAGTTGTCTATAACCAAAATCTCGTCTACGGGATGATCAATTGAATCAAGCATTACTTCAAGAAGATCAAACCTATTTAAAACGGGTATTATTAGTACTGGTATACTCATCTTTTTTTAATTAATCCAAACTGCTCTAAATATCTCTGTATAGTCATAGCAGAAACACCACACTCTTTACCTATTTCAGTAACTGTTTTCTTTTGCACTAAGTATCTTCTGTGCAACCATTCTTTACTTTGATACAATTTCATCTTTCAGTCAGCACCTTATTAGCATAATGAGCAATTCCAAATGAATCTGCTACATCAAAATCATCAATTAACAGATTATACTTAGCATTAAAATAATCTGCAGTTCTTTGTTTACGCATATTCCTTAATTGATTTTTATACCAAGACTCCGCATAGCCTGGATTTTTTATTCTTATAGCATCTTTTTCTGCTTTGGTTGGGTTTTTATTTCCAATATAAGCCTGCCAAGAACTAGGGGGTATAGTGATAACACTAGCACCACTGGCCATAAGCTCAGCAATAACGACACCGTAGACATAAGACAATTTTATCACAGCATCAGGTGATCTTACAAGTATTGCCCCCTCTACAACAATATAATCTGCCTTAAGCTCCTCTAGCATCAAGCTCATTTTCTTTTTAGCGTCATATATTTTTTCATAAATGTCTTGCCCAACAAGATTAATTTTACCCCACTTTAATGGGACATCGTTTTCCATAAGACAAAATGCTATTGAATTGGTAGATGCATCAATTCCCAAAACCCTATGGGCCTTTGTTTTAACTAGCTCAGCTAATCTCATTTATCATACCCAAAAGCTTATTTTTGCTTGCCTTCCCGTTGTCTTTTTCGCATAAAGAGCATACGTCAGATTGATTATATCTGCTTAAAGAAATTTTGCAATTTGTACAAAGCCTAGTTGCTCCATTTCGAATTGCTTTCTTTTCATAGTATTTTTCCATGATCCGTCTATTTGTTGCAACACGGCAGCACTCATCAGAACAATATTTCTGGTTGTGAGTTTTTTGGTCAAATTCAATTCCACATTCTTTATTAGCGCAAATCATATTTTAGAAGCCTCAAATAATTCAATTTGAACTGTGCCTACTGGACCGCCTTTGACATAGCATTCTTTTTTAACGGGGCAATATGTGCAAGGCATCTTTGATTTAGTTGAGCCAGCTGGTCTCATAGGCAAATCTCCATTCTGAAAATTATCCCAAACTTCTCTCATCCAGCTAAATGCATCTTCAATTATCTTTTTATTTTTATCATTCATTGATATAGGAATGATTAATACCTCTTGAGTATTTTTATTCTCATACAAAAAGAATCCTTCTTTTGCATTCTTAAGTTTCATGTAGGTAAGAAGCTGAAGCATATGGTTTGCAGACGATTTCATCTCTGCCTGTCTTGTATCCCACACCTCTTGCTTAGCCGTCTTAATTTCACCAATCACAGTTTCGCCATCGTACTCCATGATTAAATCAATAAATCCACGAATAGGTGGATACTCATTGATGATCTCTTCTTCCTCAGCTCTCCACTCTGGCATAGTAGAAATAAGCTTTTGAAGCCTTTCATGAGCCTGCGTACCCTGAGCCATATTAGCAACAGCAACAGCATCATTATCATCAATAAACATTGCTCCGCTAAAAGCCATATACCAATATCTTGGGCAAGTTCCGTGACCATATCCAAGTGAGCTTGGACTAAATGACTTTTTTGTCATCTCACCATCTGCACGTTTTGTATTTCGATATGACTCATCAAGCAGTTGTGCAAAAAGCTCTGGATCAAAATGCTTGCCCGTATGCTTTTTAAACTTTAAATTCTTTACTATATCTCTACCCATTATGAATTGTACCTAACGACATACTTAAGTGCATCTACAAGCTTGTCTATGGACTCCTTTACTGAATAATAAATGTTCTTCTTGTTATTGTTTACAGTACCAGCTTTATCCTTTGCAATTGTAGAGTACACAGATGCAAGGACAGCAAACTTTGTTGACATTGCCTGCAGCTCCATAATTAAATGTGGGGCCTTTGCAGAAGGAACATCTGGATTCATCAACAATTTTACCACAATAGACATGGCTCTATCTAAATGCTCATCTTGCATAAACTCATGTAAGTCATTAAACTCTGTAATATCGCTAATTAACTCTAGCGTATTTTTATCTTCTGCCAATTTTTGCTCTCCTGTCTATAGCATCTACAAATAATCCAAGCGGGTAACCCACTCCAAAGCCCAGGCATAAACCTATTATAAAGCCCATCAATTGTTATCCTCCCAGAATTGAATAAGCTCTTCTAGAACAGCCCATTCAATAATCCCAAGCCTAACCTTAGACTCTGTTCCAATAATGATCTTCAAGGCGGGATGCATGTCCCGACTAACCTTAAATGTGTCCGTACAGATTTTAGACCATACGGGCTTATTGAGGGTGAATGTTGAACCAGCTTCTTTATAGTCTACAAGAAACTGTTTCCACTTTGCATCGCCCTTTTGATAATCGCCTCGTCCAGAATTCTTTTGAGCCTTTGCGCCATCTCTTTTAACTTCAGATCTTTCTGACACTAGTCAACCTCAAATTTATTTTCATGTCCCGTAGAGCATGTCCAGTACATAACTCTATCATTGGAATCCCACAACCCACCAACGACATCTTCCTCACACTGTGAACATGGCCTTACGCCTTCAAGTTTTTCAAATGTCGTATTGATCTGCTCTTGTTCTTTAACTTTTAGAAACTCATTTAGATTTGGCATTAATTTCCTCAATCAGCTTGCCAGCAATAGCTGGATTTTCTCTTAAGTATGCTACTGCTTTTGCACGACCCTGGAATCTTTCTCCATAAATAGTGTACCAAGCTCCACCCTTTTCAATAACGCCGCACATTTCTGCAACATCTAGAGCTTCTCCAACACCGTCTACTCCTATGGACTCACCCTGGTAATAAAAGTCATACTGTCCTGATAGATTTGGTGGGCCAAGTTTATTATAATCAATGATCCAGTTTACTGGTCTACCCACTCTTTGTTCAATGATTTTATCTCCAACCTTAACGCCAGCCTTAATAGCATTAGCCTCAGCCTCACTAGACCAAAGTTTAATGACAGTAGAAGAGAAGAATTTAACCGCCATGCCGCCCGTAGGAATATGACTTGCATGCATACTGCCAAATTGATTGCGTTGCTGAGAAATAAGAACAAGAAGCGTGTTCTTGTTTGCGTAATTAAGCATTTTAACTGCATGTGTCATATCCTTTGCCTCGGCACCGATCTGCTTTGTGTCTTGCAGATCTTTTAATTCATTTCCATCTTTTTCAAAGTAGATTGCTGGAAGCAAAGCGGATATAGAGTCAACAACAATTACGTCAACACCTGCATCCATTAGCTTTGTAGCAACATCTACCATATCGTTTACTGTTTTTGCTTTTGAGTGGATAAGGGAAGTCGAATCGACTCCAAGCGTTTCCGCCCATGCTGGGTCATAAGAATCTTCTGCATCGATCCATGCACAAGTCTTTCCTTCTTGTTGAGCAAGGCCAATCATCTGAAGACAGAACGAAGACTTTCCAGCAGACTTATTTCCCCAAACAAGGGTTTGTCTTCCATAACCTAGGCCGCCCTTAAGCGCCATATTTAAACCAATACTGGGAGTCAATTGTTTTTGGACAACAACATCCTGTGCCGCTGTAACTCTTGCTCTTGTTTTTGGATCTAGTTTTGCTAATATATCATCTATTAAAATTGTCATATAAACCTTTTCTTTGTATTAGTATAGCATTAAAATAAATTGCCGTGAAGCTTTGGACGAGACTTATTTTTATTAATCTTTTGATTTAAGATTTCGTCTAGGCTATGTTCTACAAAAGTTGCATTACGCATAGCTGCATAAAGATCTAATGTTCTAATTAAAATATCAGAAATTTCTTCTACAATTTCTTGAGATCCTTTGTTTTTTCTTAGAGCCTCTAGAACTTCAGTAACTTCAGAGTGCACAAGAGCAAGCTTATTGCCCAGCTGGTCGTAGCTTCTAGGGCCTTCCCAAAAGCCTTTTTCAATTGCAGTTTCATGCAATACTGCAGATAGGGCATCTAGGCCGTAGTCTGTTACCATATTAATTTCCTGAGACATTTTTATCCTTTAACTTAAATGTAAATGACTGATTATCTGAATCATAATCAACCTGTAATTCTTTATCTTCGTTTGCTGCATCCAAGAATGTCAGTGCTGGCACATTAATCTCCTTTAGTGTTTCTAGCACTGCGACAAGAATCTTGCTTAAATTCATATCCTTAAAAATATCTTCTGCGTTTGTGTCTGTCATTTTATTTCCTTTATCATTAATGTTCCATCATCCAGTTTGGATAATACAACCTTGCACTTCATTCCTTCACGTAGTTTTGCAAGAGACATCTTATACATTGTTGGAAATGCAATTGCTCTTGTTAGCTCTTTATCCTTATTGCTAAATACAATATGGCTCATCATCTTGCCCGCCTTAGTCTTGTATGGAGTAAAGTTGACAACAATATACTGATCTTCTTCAAGATCGTACTCTTTTCTATATAAGTAATCGACAAAAATATCTGCGGCATCTGGATTAATATCGCTAACCTTGATATATCTAGCAATACGATTATCTCCGACTAGAATAAAATACATTTGGTTAGGTTCAATTTGAGTATCTTCATTATGGAAAAGACCAATTGTTCCAGTCTCATCAACTAGCTCAACTCGTGCCCATCCAGTTCCACGCTTGATACTTTTAACCATACCAAACATAACGAATGACCCTAGGTCGTCAAAGTCATCAATAGGTCTTGCCTGAGCTTTAATTCTAGGTGGAATGCCTGCTAAATTAAAAGATGGGATTCCAAGATACTCATAGAAATTGTCTTTTTCTTTTCCAGTTCTTGGATTATCTTTAAACGCTGCTCCACCAATTGCATTTAAAGCTTCAATAGCACGACTATTAATACCGCTTCCCTTTTTAGAAGCCTTATCTACAAGATCAGCATAATCTTTAAACGGACGCTTATCAATAATCTTATTAGCAATATTGTCAGATATAAATTTAATCTCTGCAAGACCAAATCTGATTCCATCCTGCTGCAATGAAAAGTATATATCAGACTCATTGACATGTGGAAGCATGACTCTAAGTCCTAGTCTTTTTGCTTCAATTAAGTACTCTGTTCTAGCATCTTTATCATTTTCATTTTTAAGAATCGAAAACATAAACTCAAGTGGGTAATAAGTTTTAAGCCAAGCTGTGTAGTATGAAAGCATAGAATAAGCAACAGCATGGGAACGGTTGAAAGAATAGCCAGCGTGAGCTTCAAAATCATGCCAGAGTTCTTCTGCTTTCTTTTCTTTAATGTGCTTTGAGGCTCCTGAAATAAACTGGTCTTTAAATTGATCAAACTCTTTTGCATCTTTCTTTTTACCGATGATCTTACGCACCTTATCAGCTTCAGACCAGGACATACCTCCTAGATACACGCAAGCTTGCATAACCTGCTCTTGGTAAATAATAACACCGTATGTATTCTCAGTAAAATCCTTCATAAGCGTATGACTATAGTCTACCGCCTCTTTGCCATGCTTACGATTAATGTATGCTGCTCCTACAGTATTCATTGCTCCTGGACGCACAAGGGCATTTGATGCAACTAGGTCTTCAAATTTGTCTACACCCATCTTCATCAAAAGATTTGTATAGGGAGTCGCTTCCGCCTGGAATACACCCTTGGTATACCCTTCGCTAAGCATCTTGTATACTTTTGGGTCATCTAATTTTAAATCAGACAAGTTAATGTTTTTGCCATGCCTCTTGCTAACAGAATCAAGTGTATCTGAGATAACAGACAAAGTTTTTAATCCTAGGGCATCAAGCTTAATCAGTCCGATATCAGCAACGGTATCCATGTCATATGCTACAACTGGGATTCGGCCTGAAACCTTATCCTGTGCATCTTCACGAGATTCTACTGGAGCATACTTTCTAAGATCGTCTTTGGCTACAACTACACCAGCTGCGTGAACTCCTACTGAACGAATGCGACCACGTAGGCGCTCTGCTAGCCAAACAACTTCTGGATATCTTTCACGGAAATCTAGTGTGTTTGGAGACTCCATAAAATCTTCAAATGTATCTACTGGTTTTAGTGCACGATTAACCTCTTGCAATGGAACCATAAATACACGAGCAGCATCACGAACTACGCCCTTATCTTTAAAATAAGTATATGTTGAAATAGAAGCTACGTGCTTAAATTTTTTCTTTAGGTATTCTTTAACCTCTTTACGGCGACGGTCCTCAAAGTCGGTATCGATATCTGGAAAGTCATTACGCTCTGGATTAATAAATCGGAAAAAAAGTAGGTCGTATTTAATTGGATCTACATCTGTAATGCCAAGTGAATAGCATACAAGGGATCCAGCAGCCGAACCACGTCCTGGTCCTACTCGAATGCCCGTCTCTTTAGCCCAGTTAATCATATCTCCCACAACAAGGAAGTATGATGCAAAATTCTTTGATGCAATTACCGAAAGCTCTTCTTCAAGGCGGTCTAGGTAGGCCTGATCTGAAGCCTTCTGAAGGCTCTCTAAGCCCTTCATGGCTAGCTCCCTTAGTCTTTCATCGGCATCTGTCTTTGGGACTGGCAAAAGGTCTAAGCCCTGGTTAAAGTCATATTCCTCAACCTTGTTAGCAATCTCCATTGTATTATCATAAATATCAGTACGTGAGATTCCAGCCTTATTAAAATCTGAGCTAATTTCTTCACGGCTTTGGATAAATAGATTATAGTCCTGAAATGAAATTCTACGATCTGGATATAAGTAATTAAACCTATCCATCATATTCTTCATATTTCGAGACATGTCAAAATCTGTTTCTTTATCAGCCTTTGGTGATGTAGACAGAATTAGTAATGCTTCTTCTAGAATACGATCTTCTTCTTTAGCAAAGTGTGCATCTCCTGTTGCCACCGCCTTAATATTTAATTCATCTGCTAGCCCTAAAAGCTTTGAATTTATTTCTGACGGATTGTGAGACTGTACCTCAACATAAAAATCTTCACCGAAATTTTTTTGAAAATCTTTGAGAATTAATTTAGCTTCAGAGAACTCGCCTTTTTCGATAGCCTTAGAAATAAGACCGTTAAGGCATCCAGATAAGACAATAATTCCTTCTTTATATTCATTTAAAATCTCCCTATCAATACGTGGCTTATGATAAAAGCCTTCGTTCCATGCAAGCTCTTGAAGAGTATTAATATTCTCTAGGCCCTTTTTATTTTTTGCCAACAAGATGATGTGGTTATAAGCCTGGATAGACTTGTCTGTCTTTGAAGATCTATCAAATCTATCTGTTGGAGAGATGTATGCCTCTACTCCAAGTATCGGCTTGATTCCCAGCTCTTTTGCAGCAATTTGCATATCTCTATGTGAAGACAACGTTCCGTGGTCTGTAATTGCAATAGCTGTCTGTCCAGCATCCAGGGCTGCCTGACATAACTCCTTTGGAGAATTAAGTCCGTCCATCAAGCTATAATAGCTATGTACGTGAAGATGTGTAAAACTCATTAGTAACCGCCTAGGCATAAATTTCTTGTATGATAAAGTCTATTCTTTATATATTCTTTTTTACTTGGTGCATATAGCTCATCGTTGCAAGCTAAACAGCTTCCATGCCACTCTCTTCCAAAGAAGTCGTATGTCATGCCTTTGAAATTCTTGTATTTGTTAATAACAAACTCTTCAAATGGATCTGGTATCTCGTATGAAATCATGGCATCATTCTACTAAATAAAATAGGGCCAGTCAATAGACTGGCCCTATTTATTTAATTTACCAATCTAGGTTGCTGCTTGTTGCTTCAGACTTTTCTTCGCTGTTTGCATTTTCGCCAGCAAAGAATGCCTCTTGCTCACTGTATGGCAAATCACGAACTGCTGTTGCTTCAAGATCATACAGCTCCAATGAAGATGAATCAAATAGAGACTCATCCTTTCCTAGAGGAATGATTGTGTAGCTTGTATCTGTTTTTGTGCCTGAGCGCTTAATTCGCCACATAAGATTTGAGATTGAACCCATTTCTCCAGCGTACTCAATAAGTGTTGGTGTAATTGTCTTTCCGCTTGAACCTTGAGAAAGAATTGCTACGTAAGGATCTTCTTTGCCATCATCAACAAGAACGTTAATGTAAAGTCGTGTACGACCCTTCCATCCCGCCTTATAATCCTTGCGATGCTGCTCGCATCCGTAGCACTTACCCTGGTCTTCCATAGAGCACAATGCCTTGCGGCGGTAGTCTGCTGGATTTGTGTGCTCAACAGCAATAAAGCCTAAGCCATTCTTTTCATTATATGTTGGTGAATCTGGATCTAGTTCCTGAAGGAAGCGAATTTTAACGCTCTCAGCATCTTCCAGCTTGGCCCAACGAGCCTTTGTTCCATCGCCTTCTACATAAGTAGGCTTATCCATTACTTGATTTAGTCCTTTAAGACCTTTTACGATACCCATTTGTTTCTCCTTTTATAGTTGATGGTATAGATCCATCTGTTATCTTAGTATATCATGTCCATGAACGATACTCAATATCTGAAACTGAGTTTTTGATACATGTCTTTATTTCTTCATCAGTCATATCCCCAGCATCTTTTGCATCATGGGGATAAAGCTTTTTATATTCATATGATGCCCAAGAGATATCTTTCATCCTTAGCTTATTGGCTATGCTCAATCCTAGCTCTCTGCCAGCATTGTCTGCATCGGTCATAATAACAATTTTATTAAAATATCTATTTAATATCTTTTGCTGGTCTGGTGATAAAAACCCACCAAGGGTTGCAACAACATTTGGAAACCCTGCCTGATGGATTCTGATTGCATCAAAGTTAGACTCAACAATTATAACCTGGTCTCCAATTTTCTTTGCACGATGAACATTAAATAGCGTTTTACTTTTAGGAAGGTTTGTACTGTTCTTAAATGATTTACCCTCAATTGATCTTCCAACGATTCCAATCGGAACTCCGTCTGGACTATGTACTGGTGTTACAACCATGTTCATAGCGTTAGAGTATCCTAATTTAAAATAATCTGCTGAGTCTTTATTTATACCTCTTGACTCAATATAATCTCTTGCTGACTTATATCCATACAGGTCTGCGTGAAGCCTATCTAATGTTTCTTGCGGAAACTCTTCAAACTCAGGCTTATCCTCCATCATAGACGACAGCATTTCATCAAAGTTATCTAAAGCTGCTGTTTCTTGTGATGCTATAAATCTAAGGGTTTCAAAATCATTTTTGTTTAAGATTCGTTTAACAAGCTCAATAAGATTGCCAGTCTCACCGCATGCGGGGTTATAGCAAAGCCAAGCTCCATTATCTTCTCCGATGCTAAAACTTGGAGTATGACGGTTGCCATGAAATGGACAATATAAGATCAAGTTGTTGTTAGCTTCTCCAGTTACCTGAAGGCCTAGAGCTTTAACTATAGACTTGATATGGTTTGGTGCGTATTGCGTGGAATCAATTTTCCTTGCGTTATACCCTCTGATTGCCATGCCTTCTTCTTTCCCACATATATGCCGTACATAGTCATTAAGAATGACCACGTTTCACCTGTAAATTCTACCGAAAAGTTTGGGTCTATGTCAAGAACTCTTGCATAGCCTTTCCCTTTCATATCTTGAGTTAGCAAATTTTCATATTGAGCACGAACCCTAATCATGTCAGAGTCATCCTTAAAGCTAACATTAACTTGAAATCTCTTTATATTTTTATGATTCATTCTTTTGGAAAGGGTTCTCATAAATCTCTTTGACGATACCACGGTTGATATCCCAGTCTAGATACATGCCGAATTCAGACCCGTGTCGGTTTTTTCTAGAAACGACTTCGACCATTTGAGTTCCAGTATACTTGTGGATAGCAATAGCCATATCCGCATCGTACTCAATTGCCTTTGACCACGCCACCTGAGAAAGCATTGGCGGATTATCTTGATCTGAAACATCATCCATTGTTGCTGCAGTAATATCAATTACTGGAATGTTATTTGTCATGGCTAGCATCTTGAACTCACGAGAAATATTCATGTTACGTTCTGTTGCTCCCTGGCTCTTTTTGTTATCAGAAAAAAGCTGATGATAATCAAGAATAACTAGGTCTGGCTTATGCTGGTCAATCTTACCCTGAATAGTTGCAGGAGTAACTTCTGCCATTCCCTCATTGGATACAAGCACAAAGCCGTTTTTATTTTCAAATTTCTTATTAGACCAAGACTTAAAATCATCTAGGTTAATATCACCAGTAGCCAGCTCGCTGGCCTTAAATAGTCCTGACCCAAGCATTGTATAGATACGGTCACGCATATTCTCTGGAGACATTTCAAGAGAAACGATCATTGGCTTAAAGCCCTGTTCCCAGGCCTTACAAGCTAAGTATGAAGTAAACCATGTCTTACCACGTCCTGGCCAGCCAATGGCCACGATAAGGTGTCCTGGAGCCATTCCAGTAGGGTACGCAAGGTCAATTGCCTTGAATCCAGTTTTGATTCCTGGAGATCCGCCCATTTCTGCTGAGCGTACTTTTGTAGCCTCAAAGTGTCTGATTGCATTCTCTGAATCAGTAACATCAAGATCTCGAACATTGCTTGTAAACTTACTAAGAGATGCAAGTTGAGCCTGCATTTCAGACAATACTCTAGATGCGGCATCCTCTTTAAGCATTGAGCCGCTCTTTAAAATAATATTCTTTAGTCTATTAGATAGATACTCGTTCTTTAGCTTGTCTAGATAGTATCCCGTTTCTGCCTTTACATTAGGGTCGACTTCAAAATCTTTGAACTTTTCAAGCAACACCCCAGCCTCTGGAACAGCTTTAAACTTATAGTAATATGACTTCAAGCCTTCCCAAATATCTCTGTGTGATGTAAATAGATCATCTACATTGTCTGCAAGCAATGTGCTAATATCTTTATTCTTGCATACTGCAGAGATTAATGTTGCTTCTGTATTCATTACATTCCGCCCTCTTCAACCATCTTCTTCGTCTCTTCTAATAACAAACGACGTCTTTCCTTATCAAGCTCAACATCTTCAATAGAATTATTCATTCTGTCAAAATTATAATAAAAAAACTGCAGCGGATGACCACCTTTAGTAAGACTAAAATAATAAATTAGAAGCTGTTTAGCACGATCAAACCCTACGCTATCAATGACATCTTGCATAGCCCATTTTTCACGAAACTTATTAAGCTGAGGCATTTTCCCATACCTCTCCTTATAAAGAGACTGATAAAGCCCAATTAAAACATACGGCTCTTTCTCACTTGCCACGCTTTAGCTCTTCCTCTACCTCACGAGTTTTTTCAATAAGCTTGTCTTCGACAAACTTATATACTCGTTCTGTTGCTTCGTCTACGTGCTCTCCTTGACGAACATCATCTTCTACTCCAATACCAATCTTGATACTCTCATAGTTTCCTAAATTACGTGTAAACGATAGGTCTACCTTTACTCTTGTTGTCATCACTCCGCCTTCCATACTGGGACAAACTTTCCTTCTTGGGTCTTAGTATACAATATTAAATTGTTTTTGAGAATAGCATAAAGCTCTGCCCGTGAGGGCATGCTAGAAGAATATCCAGCATCCAATATGAACTGATGCAGATCTAATATGTCAGCCTCGCTAAACATATATTTAGACCATGTGCTGTCTGGATTTCCAATAGGGTAAACTTTCTGT